CACGGATGCACAGGAAGGGGAAACCTAAATGGCATACGGTTCTTTTAACGCAGGCCCCGGCAAGGCGCCGGATGAAGATGTTGTCCGCACTGACCAGATCGGCATTCCGGGCGGCATTGCCACGCTGGATGCAGACGGCCACCTGACCGAGAGCCAGCGGTGGGAAGTGGACGGCTACAAAAAGGCCGAGACCGACCAGCGCATCAGCGCAGCCGTGGACGCTCACAACGGTGCGGAGAACGCCCACAGCGACATCCGTGCCAGTGTGGCAGCTATGAACGCCAGCATCAAGGCCATTGAGCTGAAGTTCGGCACGAACGTCACGAAAAACCCGTTTTCTGCCACGTTCGGCAGTCTGGACGGCCTGACCGTGACCGGCGCGTGGAATGCCGAGCAGGCAAGGGTGGAGTTCTGACGATGGCTGAAACGTTCAAGGTCGGCGCGAATGCGCGGGAGCTGCTGCGGTACACCCAGAGGGCAACCCGCATTGTCACCGACGACATCAGCCGGAGCGATGCCCGGAAGATCATCCAGAAAGTCGCGGCGCTCGAAGATGTGCGCGACATCCAGAAGGTGTGCGGCACTGCCGTCCATGCACTCGACACACGGGACAGGGAGGGCTTTTCCAAAAGCACTTTCCGTCTGTACGGTGAGGGCATCCGGCTGACTGCCCGGCAAATCCTGCTGGATGCACACGCGGCGAACAACGTCAATTTCCAGACCGACTACGACAAGCGCGTTGAGAAGATCGGCGCAGTTGTGGACGGCTGCTCTCTGCTGCTGGAATACCTGACCATCTGCACGGAGGAAGGTATCATCAGTGCGAAGAAAGCCGGTATCTGGACAAAGAAGGTCACGGACGTAAAATACCCGGCGATGAAGTGGCTCACGTCGGAACGCGGACGTGCCGAAAAACTCCGGGCAGAAGCGGAACGGAAACGGCTGACCGAACAGGCTGCCGCCCTGAAAGCCGTCCTTTACCCGGAACCGTAAACGCACAGCGGGCAACCGCTTTGCATAAAGGGTGCGGTTTGTTTGTCTGACGCTGCCATTTGGTGGCTGCGCTCTCCGAACACCAACAATAACAACAACGTCTGGAACGTCAACACCGATGGCTCCAACAACAACAACTGGTACAACAACTCCTATGGTGTTCGCCCCGCTCTGATGGAACCGTGTGACGAGTAGGCATAAGCTGAAAGCAGTGCGCCCATCAAAGGAAACCGCATCCTGTCGCTTGCCGATGCAGGCAAGTGATAAATACATCCCGCTGAGGTGGGCCGTCCCTGCCGGATGCAGCCCACTACCGTAACGCGAACCAGCGGAGGGTCATTTTGACATACGAAGAACTGTGCAGCTTTGAGGTACTTTACAAAGCCTACCTTGAAGCCCGGAAGGGAAAGCGCAGTAAAAGCAAAACAATCGAGTACGAGGCGCAGGCGCTGGCCTGCACGGAAAAGCTCTCCCGTAAGCTGGCTGTCTGCAATGTGTGGCAGCCAGACGGGAGCATTCGGCAGCAGATACGCTATGTGCCAAGTAAGTTTGAGGTCTTTGCCGTCTACGAGCCGAAGCGCCGCATGGTACACGCCCCCGCATTTGTGGACAAGGTGGTGCTGCACGCTCTGGTCGATAACATCCTGTATGATGCCCTGACAAAGAGCTTTATCCGGGACAGCCACGCCAGCCAGACCGGAAAAGGCACAGACGACGGCCTGATGCGCCTGAAAACCCACATGGTGGACTATTACCGCCGTGAGGGCCACGGCGCGGACGGCTGGGTGCTGAAAGGCGACGTGCGGCATTTCTTCGCCAGCATCGACCACCGGAAGCTAAAACGCAAGCTCAAAGCCGTGCTGGACAAGCGCGGCGTTGACCCGCGTGTCTATGAGCTGCTTTGCATCTACATCGACGTGATGGAGGACGGCTTGCCGCTGGGCTACCAGACGAGCCAGCTTTTCGCCCTCATGTTTTTGGACGAGTTCGACCACATCATCAAAGAAAAGTACCGCATCAAATACTATGGCCGATACATGGATGATTTCTACATCATCTGTTCGGACAAGAAGAAATTGCAGTGCATTCTCCGGGATGTTCGGGCGCTCATGGACAGTTACGGCCTTGAGCTGAACCAGAAAACCGCCATTTTCCCGCTGCGGAACGGTATTGATTTTCTGGGATTCCATAGCTACCTGACCGACACCGGCGCGGTCATCCAAAAGCTGCGCCGGGATAGCTCCAAGCGGATGAAGAACAAGATCAGATATTGGGAGACGGCATACCCCGCAGGCGAAGTGACCAAGCAGGAAATCCTGCGGAGCTTTGATGCGTGGGATGCCCATGCCGCCCATGGTGATACTTACTCTTTACGCCGCAAGTACGCTGACCGGCTCGAAAAATTGCTTGACTGTAAAATCCCTATCCATCGAAAAATCAACTCGAACAAACTCGCGCGTGACAGACGGCGGGCGAGGCAATGCCGCTGCATCTACAAGAAGCAGCACAAAGCCCTGTCCCTCTCTGTATCGCAGAACACGCGGCCCGCAGGCGTTTTGCCGTGGGTCTGATTTTTTGCAAGGAGGTAACAATGGCAAACGTAAAACTGAGCACAAAGGCCGTTGGCAGTATCGTCAAGATCAAGGTCAACGGTGCGGCCAAAGACTTTATCATCGTGCATCAGGGCTTGCCCAGCAGCGCCTATGATGCAAGCTGCAACGGCGTCTGGGTTGTGATGAAGGACATCTACACCACGAGCACGTTCGGTAACAACAACTCTTACAAGGATTCCGGCATTCACACCTATCTGAACGGAACCTTCTACAACCTGATTGATTCCAAAATTCGGGCAGCGATCAAGCAGGTGAAAATTCCGTATACCAACAGCGGCATTCAGAGCGGCGCAAATGGTCTCTCGACCAAAGTGTTCCTGCTGTCTGGCACGGAGGTTGGTTTCAGCAACGTAAGTTACATGAACACCGAGGGCACAAAGCTGGCCTACTTCGACAGCGCAAGCAAGCGCATTGCCTACAACGGCAGCAGCGCTGCCATTTGGTGGCTGCGCTCTCCGCGCACCAGCAATAGCAACGTCGTCTGGTGCGTCTACACCGATGGCTCCTACAGCAACTTCTGGTACAGCGTCTCCTATGGTGTTCGCCCCGCTTTTGTACTTCCCTCTGAACTCGTGGTCTCTGACGACGGCACGGTCAGCACCAACACTGCCCCGGCCATCAACGCCAGCTCCACGAATCTGGGAGAGAAGAACGTACCCTTCGACTTCAACTATACCATTACCGATGCCGACGGCGACACGCTGACCGTTACCGAAAAGCTGGACGGTAAGACCACCAAGACCCGCACCGGCGTTGCCAGCGGCACCGCCCTGACCTTTGAGCAGGCCGCCGATGCTGCCGGATTCCAGCGCATCCTGAACGGCAACCACACCATCACCGTTGAGGTGAGCGACGGCGAGGAAACCGTCAGCACGTCCGCGACCTTTACCAAGGCCGTCCACGCCGCAAGCGTGACGCTGGCCGAACCTCTGACCGTGGAGGGCGACATCACCGTTGCCGTGCTTCAGGTGACGGGCAGCATCCCCGATGATGCTGTGTTCAAGGCAGAGGTCACGAACAACGCCAAGGACGCGGCCCAGGTGTGGCAGGATGTCACCACCGAGGTGCAGAAAGGCGTGAACATCGTCTTTGAGAATAAGACCGCCACCAACGGCGCGGCGTTTAACTTCCGCGTCAGCGTGGAGCGCGGCGAATCCGGCACCGGCGGCTATATCGAGGCCGTTTCCGGCGCATTCCAGTAAGGAGGACAGTCACCATGATTCAGTGGAAAAAGGACAATCTGCCCACCCGGCAGGAGAAGGAAGCCGCAGCCAAGAAGCAGCAGGAGCACGAACAGTTGCCCGACCGTGTGACTGAAATGGAAGATGCCCTGTGCGAACAGGACGCGGCCAACGAGAAGCGCTTGACCGACATCGAAACCGCGCTGTGTGAGCTGGACGCAGCGCTGAACAAGGAATAAGGAGGTATCACCATGAACATTATCTGGGCAAACCGCCTGATTGCAGGCACTAAGACTTGGGCAGAGATGCCCGCATCCCGCCGCGCCGGTGTCAAGAAAGTTCTGGCCGAGCGCATAAACAAGGGCGAGATCACCGCCGAGGATTACAAGCGCATCACCGGTGACGACTATGACGTGGCCTGAGCTGTGTGAGAAGCTATTGACCCGGCTTGAAGCGCAGGGCGAGAACATGAGCACCGAGCGTGCAGAGTTCGGGGTGCTCATGGTGGACTGTGCCATGCGCGGGTGCGGGGCCGATCCGGGCATGAAGGGAGATGGTAGCAATGGCGATTAAAGCCTATTCGTATGCGAAGGACGGGAACAGAAAGCTCTCCGCAAATTTTGCGGTGAAGGAGTTCCGCTGCAAGGATGGGAGTGACCCGATCTTTATTGACGATGAGCTTGTGACCCTGCTGCAGAAAATCCGGGATCATTTCGGGAAGTCTGTGACGATCACGAGTGCATACCGTACCGCCGCCCACAACAAGGCGGTGAAGGGGGCGACCTACAGCCAGCATTGTTACGGCAAGGCTGCGGACATCCGGGTGCAGGGCGTGGGTGTTGAAGCTGTGGCTGCCTATGCCGAGACCCTACTGCCGAATCGTGGCGGCATCGGGCGCTATCCTGTAAAGGCGGGCCGCCCTGCTGGTTGGGTACATATCGACACCCGCGCGGCAAAGAGCCGGTGGGTAAGCTGAAAGTAGGAGGAAAACAGTATGGAGAACATTCTGAAAGTTTTTCTGATGGCATTCCCTGAATGGCTGGCCTGCATCTTCATGGTGGTCGGCCTTGTGGTCACGGCGCTGGCGGCGGTACGTCTGGGTTACGGCCTTGTGGTCGCAAAGACCGTGTACAAGTGGATCGTCAACGCGGAAGAAAAGTTCGGCGCGGGTGCAGGCGCAGAGAAGAAAGCGCACGTTATCGCGGTGCTGCGCGGCTACACCCCGGACTGGCTGGACTGGGCAATCAATGAGCGGACGCTGGATTGGATCGTACAGCTTGTGTTCGACTTTACCAAGAAGAAGCTCGAAGATTACATGGCAAAGAAATCCGTGGAAACCACCACTGTGGCCCGTTTCGGTAAGGCGGGGGAGGACAAGCGTAATGACTGACGAGGAACTGGAACATCGCCTGACAGCGGTCGAAAACCGTGCACAGAGCAACACCCACCGGCTGGACGAGCTGGGGAAGCTGACCGATGCAGTAAACGGCATGAACACCAATATCAAGTTGACCATCCGGCAACTCGAAACCACAAACCGGAGCCTTGAAGTTGTGACGGCACAGAACAAGAAGCAGGACGACCGCTTGACCGCGCTGGAAAAAGCCCCCGGAGTATTTGGAAACAAACTCTGGTGGGCGGTCATTGCGGCATTGATCGCAGGCTTTGTTGCATCTGAATTGGCAAGGTATCTCCACTAAGTAAAGCAATGCCCCGCTGGCATCCTGACGGATTGCTGGCGGGGCATTTTTTGTTTGTCTGGAAGTTTTGCACAAAGGAAATGTGCAAAGTGTGGAAAAATTGCGAATTGACAACGGTATACCGTATAATTTACGCTTAAAACGAAAATAAACGCCATAGTCGAAAGGAGGAAAACGGCGTGCGAGTGTTCAAACAGCTTACGCTTACAGACCGAATCCGTATTGAAAAGTGGTTGAAAGATGGGCTGAGAGTAAAGGAAATCGCAGACAGGTTGCGGGTTGACCCGTCCACGGTGTACCGGGAACTGAAACGCGGCAGCTACGACAAGTTGGACGGTAAGACGTGGAAGCTGATTCCTACATATAGCCCGGATATTGCAGAACAAAGGTATCAGGCACATCTTCGGGAGAAGGGACCAAACCTTAAGATTGGCAAGGATCATGAGCTTGCAAGCTATATCGAGCAGACCATTATAGATAAGGATTGTTCACCGGCTGCTGTGTACGGTTATGCCCTGGAAGAAGGACGGACATTCAAAACGCATATATCGGTGCCTACCATATACAGCTACATCAAAAAGGGCGTGTTCCTGAACTTGACGCAAAAGGCTCTGCCCAGACATGGAGTGCATAAGGGCGACTATAAAAAGGTGAAAACAAAGGATCCTGCTCGTGCGCCTGCCGGTGAGAGCATCGAAAAACGCCCGGCGGAAGTAAAAGACCGTGAAGAATTTGGACACTGGGAAATGGACACGGTGTATTCTGGCAAGAAGAAAAGCACGGTTGCGCTGCTAGTGCTGACTGAGCGCAAGACCCGGAACGAAAATATTATAGTGGTGCCAGATCGCCGCGCAGAGACGACCGTGCGGGCAATCAATGCACTGGAACGGAAGTTAGGTGCAGAGAAGTTTGGCATTATCTATAAGAGCATCACAGTGGACAACGGCAGTGAGTTTGCATTGGCCGACCAGCTGGAACAGTCCTGCATCACCGGAGATAAGCGGACGAAGGTGTACTATTGTCATCCGTATTCTTCTTGGGAACGCGGGAGCAATGAGAATGTGAACGGCATGATTCGCCGCAGGCACCCGAAAGGCACAGACTTCTCAAACGGCAGAGGAAATCGCGGCTACGGAGAACTGGATCAACAGCTATCCCAGAAAAATTTTCGGCTATAAGAGCGCCGGCACAATGTTCCGCGAATGCCTACGGGAGCTTGGTCTGACAGCATAAGCGACACGAAAGCAGAAAACCGTTGGTAAAATCGAACAATAGAGGGCGGCTGCAAGCGGAGAAAACTTGACGGCCTGTTTGCTTTACGATAAAATCCACAAAAATAAGGCCGAAAATTTGTTGCATTTAATGCTTTACTTTTCAAAGCTGAATTTGTAAAATAAACGCAAGAGAAAACGCAAGAGAAATCTTAGCGGATTCTCTTGCGTTATTTTTTTGCGCATTTTTCAGGAAAGCGAGGGAACAGGAATGGCAAAACACATGACGCAGGATGACCGCAAGGTGCTGGAAGCTCGGTACAATGCCGGACAGAGTGTTGCCGGAATCGCCAGGGCGATGAGCTTCAACTATTCCACCATCTATAAGGAACTGAAGCGCGGTGACACTGGAAAGATGGATGCCAATGGTCGCGCAGGATATAGCGCAGAGCTTGGGCAGCAGCGATTATACAACGCAAAGCAGCGACTCAGGTATCGGGCGAATTGCCCGGCGGAGTAAGGCATGGGAGAAGTGTTTAAGCTGAACCATTGCTATAACATGGACTGCCTGCCGGCAATGGAACTGTTCCCGGATAATTATTTTGATCTGGCGGTTGTGGATCCGCCGTATTTCTCTGGTCCGGAACGCAGAGGCTTTTACGGATCCAAAGTCAGCAAAATAGGCGTACACCGTGACTACCCCGTCTCTCCTGCTTGGAGTAAACCAGAGCCAGAGTATTTCAGGGAGCTGTTTCGAGTGTGCCGCCACTATATTGTATGGGGCTGCAACTATTTTGACTACCAGTTTGCTACCGGACGGATCGTGTGGGACAAGTGCAATGGAAATTCTAGCTTTTCAGATTGCGAGATTGCGGCGACAAATTTGTTTTCCTCAGTGAGAATGTTCCGGTATATGTGGTCCGGCATGATGCAGGGAAAAAGCATCACAGAAGGCGACACCATGCAGGGAAACAAGAGCTTGAACGAAAAGCGAATCCACCCAACGCAGAAGCCGGTTGCTCTTTATGACTGGATTTTCAAAAACTATGCAGAGCCAGGGCAGAAGATCCTTGACACCCACCTCGGAAGCGGAAGCAGCCGCATAGCAGCATATGAGGCGGGGCTTGGCTTTATCGGATTTGAAATTGATCCGTTCTATTTCCAGTTGGAAGAAGAACGGTTTTCTGAGTACACAAGTCAAACAAGCCTGTTTCACATGGAGGGAAAGAAAAAATGATTCTTGAAAAACTTCACAGAGCAATCAACAACTTCAACAAGACATTCAACTGGCGGCGCTTCCGCCGCGATGCGCTGCACCTGGGAGAAAGCCTGCTGGTGTTCGGCGTGCTGTATGGCATTTTTTCAACCCTGATCTGGGGTGTCTGCTGGCTGTTCAAAATCAATTACAACCCAGATCTCATTGCCGTTGCATGGGCAGTGCCGGTGCTGCTGGACACTTTGGTCAACAAGGCTTATGACTGGAACAATGAAGTCCGGGACTGGGATTGAAAGGTGGGAACGACCTATGGATGAAGCAACAAGAATCTCGCTGAAAGACCAGTTCAACAGCCTTTTGGTACAGGCTATTGAGGGTAGGCGCGGCGGTATGGCACTGATGCGGGTGCTGGAAGAACTGGACTTTTACAATTCCCCGGCCAGCGCGAAGCATCACCTGAATGTCCCCGGCGGTCTGGTGATGCATTCTCTCAATGTGGCAAGAGCCGCCCTGGAATTATGCGACAAGATGCCGCAGTTTGCAAAATGCAATAAGGGCGCAGTCTTGACCGCCGCGTTACTCCATGACGTTTGCAAGGCTGGGCAGTACATCAAAAAGCCGGATGGCAGTTACCGTTATGAAGATAGTCACTTGATGGGACACGGTGAAGCATCCGTCAGCATTATCAAAGACTGGATTTTCTTGACCGACACGGAAGCCCTGGCAATCAGGTGGCACATGGGAGCATATAGCGGAGAGCAGGACTGGGGAACGCTCAGCAAAGTATACGACCGCTGCCCGGAAGCCCTGTGCCTGCACATGGCTGACATGATCGCAACGCACATCATGGAGGTAGAAGAGTGAGCAGAGGCACTGCCTACTATGATCTTCCGAATGGTGAGCGAATAGAACTGCCGACAACCATGCCGGATGTTGAGGAAGTGCCGGGACCCCTATGTGATGGAAAATTTGAATTGCCAGAAGCCGTAAAAGAAATGTTCAAGTGGATGGATGAAACATTCGGAACATGGGAAAGCGACTTCAGCAGTTTCAAAATCTGGATGAAATTGCGGAAAAACTTCAATCCACCGGTGCGCTGGGAAGCGGTGCAGGACAAGCGTCGAAACCCAAAGCCTTTGGGCCGAAACACCTATTTATATAAAGCGAGGAAGATCAAGAGCTTGGCAAGAAGTACACATACCAGAGCATCCCTGCACAAGGGAAAACAAAAGGGTACTGAAGAACAGTGCAAGCACACATTCAAGATAACCGCAGCCCGGTGCGCACCTTGCAGTGGTTACAACGTGGAGTGCAAGCACTACGAGAAAAACAGTGCCGCTGATACAAAGCATGGTTCTTCTCGAACGTGAAATAAGCAGCCCTGCACCGCAGAAGCGGGGCTGCTTTTATATGGCGCATGGCGCTTTTTCTAGGCATTGAGCGCTGCAAGCAGGGCCGGACCCTGTATGTGCCGAGTTGAGTTTTCCATGGAAGCCGGTACGGTCAGGAAATCAGCCGGCCGACATAGCGGAATGGTGCTGTACAGCAGCGTCCTCCTTTCCGTTAAAGCCCGGTGCAAAACCGGGCTGCCATTTCCGCAAAAGCCGCACCCGCATGGAATCGACGGGAACGGGTGCGCCGCAGCATGAGCGTAGAAATGCCCTGTTCAATCCGTCCAGGAACAAAAGCGGTAGGCCGTTGCCGCGGCCGCCCCGTCCGGTACTCTCTTGCCGGGCGGGTTTGATATGCGGACGCATAGAGGATGTACTTGCTTCTGACTATCCCCCATGAGCAGGTGAGCCGGTTCGATACCGACCGTCCGTGCAAGAAAAGAAATGAGGAAAATGAATGGAACTGGAATGCTTAACGCCGGAGTTTCCACAAGGAGCGAGAATTTACAGCGTGGACGGGGTGGCACCGTCGCTGCTCAATAG